GGCTTGTGGAGTTATGGTTGGTTCTCAGAGGTGACTAGACTTGAGAACAATGAATTCATTTATGACACCTAAACCCTATGTAAACATTCGGATAAAGGCTAAACCACTGAAGACGTTCCTACTTAGTAATCAGTGGCTCATAAACTCTATTCATGCCACAACATTGGAATTTTTCTTTAAAAACCCCAGAAAAAATACACTGACTATGTCAGTGGGCTTTTCTATGAGAAATAGTAACATGTTTTTATTTTACATTTTTAATTCCATTACCTTTACCCACGGTAACGGTAACCACACTGTAATAATCAAACCCGCCAAATCTCTAAACGTGAAAAAGAGGGTGACCATACAAAATTGGCGTCAGCGAGTTGAACTAACATGTTTATGTTAAGCGTATCACTAGGGCGCAAATAAGTAGTGAATGGGGTTTGAAAATATGAATAATATGAATTGTTCGGGGCACGCGGCAAACTGCCAACATACCGAACAGATCCTACATAACTGGAAACATAAGAAACTTCAATGGTCGTACCAGAAGGGTTAGTAACCACAAACACTGGCAAAAAATAATACATACCGGCATGAGCTGGAATAAAAACGCCATTTGTGAAAGTGCCAATCCCAAGACGACCAAAATTTTCTCGATAAACAAAACCAAAACTTGTACTCAGCATAACACGCGTACCAACGTTCAAAGAAACGTTAGAGGTATACGTCAAAATCATGCCCATAGGTTCCGGGTTTGCATACAGATTGCCATCCAAAAACCCAGCGGCAGTTTGTGATGAGCCAATCTGATAAACGTTTCCTGAATAAGGCCTAGAACAATTCAAAACGGAGGCAACAGGGCCGTTGTAATTATTGAAAGGGTTTGAAACTCGCAACTGTGAGAGTTCAACACTTCCTGACACTACAGCACTGCCAGTGGTAATGCCCCCGAAATACGCGGTGGAGGCAGACACAATATCAGAAGTTAAATTACTGATATTAGCTGTTGCCGCC